AGCGCTTGCGGTGACGGGCGAGACGCATCGGATGCGTGGAAGTTCGGTGAACTTCCACGGCGACGCCGTCACAAGCGATGTCGATGTTGTATCGACTGACCGGCCGCTGTCCTTCGGAGTCGACGCCGCGAAGACGCAGCAGTTCGATGAGTTCGGCTTCTCCTGCGCCGACGCGCCTGCTCTTTCGGGAAGCCCTGAGGTCCATCTCAGCGTCCGATCGCCGCTGACCCCGGACGGCATCGTGGGCTTTGCTGACCTGAGCAGCGCGCTGCTCGGCGCTCATTCCACGCCACTTCAAGGTCTCAGCCTCGGACTGTCCGCGCGGCTGGATACCGAACTCGGCGAGTCTGCGGTTCACCACGGGTCGACTGATGTTGAAGCGCTGCGCAATAGCGTTGACGGACTCACCGGCTTTGTATCGCTTGATGAGGTCGTGAACGTCGAAGTCGGACCGTTTAGCGGGCATCTGTATTCCTTCGAAACGAGCAGCGGCATTTACTTTGCCAATGCTATCACGTCGCACAACTGCCGATGCACGACGATCACGATCATCGACGTCGATGCGCTCAACCGTTCGGCATCGCCGGACACGATCACGCTGAACGCTGCCGCTTATCAGATTGAGGAAACGGATATGCCCTGGTCGATTGTCGAAGGCGATGAGCGTTGCGACGCTGGTGAGTTCGCCGTCGTGAAGGACGAAGACCTCGAACTTGAAGGATGTCACGCGACCCGCGAAGAAGCGGAAGCGCAGATCGCGGCGCTGAACGCATCCGAAGCGGAAGACGACGCCGACGCGGCGGCGCTGCCGACGTCGATGCGCAACACGGTGCCGTGGTCTGGCGTGCTCGTCGTAGAAGGGACGCCGACCGGCGACGGCCGACAGTTCGCAGCGGGGTCGCTCACGTGGCCTGCACTCGGCGAGACCGCGTCCCTTGAAATCCCACTCGGATGGATGTACGAGCGTGCGCATGGCGGCATGGCGACTGACAAGGTAGTGAACGTCGGCCGGATCGACACGATCACACGCAGCGGAAACGAACTGCTCGGGACGGGTGTGCTGAACCTCGATACCGAGTGGGGTCGACGCGCAGCTGAGCAGATGGGAACCCGCGACGATCCCGGATTCCTTGCAGGCGTGTCGATCGACGCTGACGATCCGAATGACCCCCGTGGCCTGAACGTCGAGTATGTCTTTCCGGACTCGTGTGAACTCGAAGAAGCCGACGACGCCGGGACGCTGCTCGACGACAATGACGGACCAGAAGACGCCGTCGCGGCAGAAATGGCGTGCATGATTCCCGAGATGGAGATTTACCACTCCGGGCGCATCCGCGCTGCGACGCTCGTAGACATCCCGGCGTACGTCGAAGCGCGTCTCTACCTTGACCGGCCGGTGCCGGAAGGCACGCCTGTCGAAGCCGACGTCGTGTCGATGCCGCTCGTCGCTTCGTCGTTCACGATGGAAATCCCCGATCTACCCCCGGCCGAATGGTTCGACGAGCCGGTGGACGAACCCGAGATCGGCGCGATCACGGTTACGGACGAAGGCCGGTTCTTCGGCTACCTCGCGCCGAAGAATGTCGCGCATCGCGGCATCCGCGACAAGCGCGTCACGGTGCCGATGGGGAACGTCGACTACGGCGTGTGGATGAACCGGGTCACGATCGCCGACGACGGTCGCGGCGGCTTCACGCGCGTTGCCACCGGACCTATCACGATGGATTGCGGACACGCTTCGGCGTCGCCTCGCGTCGTCGGGGCGGCGCGCCGCGAGCACTACGACAACTCGTGTTCGATCGTGGCGACCGTCCGCGTCGGCGAGAACGCTCGCGGCGTGTGGATCGCGGGCGCAGTCCTGCCTGACGTCACGCCCGACCAGATTCGCCGGATGATGGCTTGCCAGCTTTCCGGCGACTGGGGTCCGCACCGCGAGAAGCCGGGGAAGCGCGAGCTAGCCGGGGCGCTGCTCGTGCCCGTACCGGGATTCCCGAAGCGTTCGAGCGGATTCATGTCGATGAAGGCCGGACAACTCGATCGTGTGACCGTGCCGCTCCGGTTCGGGCGCGTGGTGAAAAGCCAAACGATTTCGTTCGGAGTGGACGCCGCCGCTGCGCGGATCGCCGCATCGATCGGGCGTGATCGTGCCTCGCGCGTTCGCGCGTTCGCAGCACGTCGTCAAGTACAGCACTAGAAAGGATTCGCCATGGGATGCAACTGCGGCAGCAAGGCAAAAGGCAAGATCAATCACTTCTCGACCGAAGACCAGGCACGCATCGCGCGCGAGCGCGGAGGCGTGGTCGTGACTACGGCAAAGTCCGCGCAGACGCCCGCGAAGACTCCGGCACAGAACTAGCCGCTGATTCGCAGGTTTTCGGGAAATCGAACCTTCGAATCAATGTATGATCCGCGTATCTAGTCAAATACAAAGAGGGAAACATGCCTAAGAACAGTGGAGGCGGGTTCAACCTGCCAGAGAGCACCGAAGAGCTGAATGCTCAGCTGGCGGAGATGAACGACGCCGAGCTGTCCGGGCTTCTGACGAAGCTGGGCGAAGCCTTCGATAAGAAGTTCGGTGACGGCAAGGGTCTCACGGACGAGGAGCTGGCGGAGCTGGCAACGCTAGGCGACCAGATCACGGCCGCGCAGACCGCTTCGGACACGCGCGAGACGGAACGCGCCGAACGCGATCAGCGCGCCGCTGACCTCCGCAACTCGATTCGACCGGCTGCCAACGCGGACGCTCAGGCCGAAGGCGGGGAAGACGACGCCGAAGGCGACGACGAGAACGCCGACACCGAGCAGCCGGAACTCGTCGCGGCGCAAGGTGAGACGCCGATCGTCGCGGCAATGCTCGCCATGACTGAGACCGCGAACACGATGAAGGCGTTCGCGCTGAACTCGTTGAAGCCGGATACCGACCTCAACCGCCGTCTGCGGCTCGGCGAGATCGCCAAGTACGCGCCGAACGCCGGAGTGCACGAAGAGCGCACTGAGACCGTGATCGTGGCTTCGGCCGATGTTCCCGGCTTCACGCAGGGCGGACTCGTCGAGAACATCGGGAAGCTGGCAGACGCCATGCACGCACGCGCGCGGATGCTGCCGATCTCCCGGACCGGCGACCCCAACATCTATCCAGTCGCGAGCCTGAAGCGTGAGTTCACGTTCATGCTCGACGAGAACGCGACCCCGAAGCAGATGAACGAAGTCCTCACGGCCGCATCGGATACGGACATCCTGCTCGCCGCTGGAGGCTGGTGTGCCCCCAGCGAGATCTCCTACGATTTTTTCAACATCGTCTGCGAAGACGGCATGATCGATCTGCCAACGGTCGGCCTGAACCGAGGCGGCGTGCAGTACCCGACGTCGCCGAGCTTCGGTGAGATCGTCGCCATCCCGGACATCGTGTGGGGATGGACCGAACAGGACGACGTCGACGCGCTGACGTCGGATTCCATCTTCAAGCCCTGTGTACGACTTGAGTGCCCGACCTTCATCGACCGTCGCGCAGACTGCTTCGGATTCTGTGTCACCGCAGGCAACTTGATCGACTACGCCTACCCCGAACTGGTAGCCAACTGGCTTCGGTTCGTCATGGCGATCCGCGCGAAGGCGACGAACGCCGGGATCATCGACATCATGTTGAACGGCGGGGGATCGGGCGACCCGATCTCCGCGTCGATCCCGGTCGATCACACTGATCTACTCGGTGCGACGACGTCGGCGCTGCTCCAGTCGATCGAGCTGTCGGTGACCGACTACCGCGAGAAGTTCAGCATGTGTGCTGACTCGATTCTCGAAGTCGTCCTTCCCCGCTGGGCGAACGCGGTCATCCGCGCAGACCTCGCGAACCGCGACGGCATCGACGTCTTCGGCGTCACCAACGGCATGATTGCCGACTGGTTCAACCTGCGCGGCGCTCGTGTGCAGTTCGTCGGCGACTGGCAGGTTCGCGAAGCCGGAGCGGCCGGAACGGCTACCCCTGGTGGGACGACCCCGCTGACGGAATGGCCGGACACGATCGAGTACATGCTCTTCGCACCGGGCACGTTCGTGCGCGGCAACGGCATGACGCTCGATCTCGGCGTCACGCGCGACTCGGTGCTGAACAGCACCAACGACCACACGGCGGCATGGGCTGAGGACTGCTTCGCGATCCTGAAGCCTGGTCACGAGAGCCGCGTCGTCACTGTCGCGCTCTGCCCGTCCGGCGAGATCGGCGCGCGCACGTTCACGTGCGCGGGTAGCTAAGCACGCCGTGACGACGAAGAACAGCACGAAGGGAGGTGAACGGTAGTGGCACGAGGACGATTCCCCATCGGTAGCGGATCGCTGCCGTTCACCGCTCCGCAGTTCGATCTACTGTCGACGGCGACGCCGCTCAACCCGCCGAACGCTCGGTGGAAGCGGGGTATCACGTGGGAACCGCTCTGCCCCGAAGCAGACGGAACTTACGATCCCTGCACGGCCATTGTCGACAACGCCGAAGCACCGGGCGAAGCCGTCCTAGCTCCGGCTCCGCCTGAGAAGTCCGCTACGACCGGGTGGAGCATACGCGGCGCGACGGCCTTCACGGCGTACTCGCGTATCGACTGCTCGCCGGTCGGGCAGTGGGATCAGCTGTCGGATGTGAATCGGCAGGCGCTGATTCGGGCCGAAGCGCGATTCGTCGAAACGGCCTTCTGGTCCGGTGTCGTCGGCGGGCAGACGATCGTCTTCCCGCACCTGGCGTACAGCGGGCCGGTCATCTTCGACGGCGAAGATCTCATGCAGCCGAACCCGGTCGTCGTAGAGGCCACGCCGCAGACGATCGCGGTCGGTCTCGGCATGCTGGAAGACGCGATGCGGGACTGCTATCCCGGCGTCGCAACGATTCACATGCCGATCCGGCTCGCGGCGCTCGCGGTCGAAGCACACCTCATCGCACCGCGATCCGGCGTCATGTACACGACGACCATCGGATCGAAGGTCGTCATCGGTGACTACCCCGGCACGGCACCGGATGGCACGACGTCGCCGGGCGCGACGTGGTTGTTCGCCACGGGAGAAGTGTTCTTCGCCCGTGACAGTGCGCCGACCGTCTTCGCAACCGTCGAGTCCTTCGACCGCAACGTGAACACGGTCGAAGTGCTCGCCGAGCGTACGTATGTGATCGGTTGGGACTGCTGCCTGACGGCAATCCCGATTCTGAACGGAGAACTGTAATGCCTGTGTGTGCAGCACCGATCAAGGCGGAGGTCGCGCGCTTCACGCTGCTCGACGCCTGCGGCGCTCCGGTGTTCGGCGACGGGTCGGCGCAGGTCACGACCGACTCGTTCATCGAAATCGCGAACGCTCCCAACTACGAAGCCGGGACCCGGTTCCTACAGCGCAAGGCGAACGGTCAACCGTGCGTGAACGAGCAGGACCCTGGATTCCTGAACTGGGTCGAGCAGACCGTGAACCTCTGCACGCTCGACGTCGATCTGATCGCACTCGTCACGGGCGAAGATCCGATCTCGTCGACAACCGACTTCGTCGGCGTGCAGTTCGGCGACGGTCTGCTGAACGCGCGTTTCTCCAAAGAAGTGTGGCAGCCGGTCGCAGGGCAAGGCGCGTGCAATCCTGAAGGACTGCCGCAGTGGATCTACTGGGCGTTCCCGCACGAGTACGACGCTCAGATTCAAGAGTTCACCTTCGCGAACGACGTCTTCACGTTCTCCTACATGTCGAAGACGCGTCCGGCTTCGCCGCTGTGGGACATCGGCGACCCATGGCTGTCGAACACTCCGGTTGCGTCTTGGGGTCCGGGCAAGCACTACGCCTTCGCCATCACGACCACGCCCCCTCCAGAAGCAGGCTGCGGCGCGGTCGAAATCGGCAGCTAGTGCGCTAAGCTAATTGCATCTGACCCATTGGGAGCGCCCGTGATTTCCGGTCACGGGCGCTCTGGCGTAGACGAGGCGACACATGACCGACCTGTACATCCCAAAGATCATGCATCACATTTGGATCGGCGGCCCGATACCGCCGCACCTCTCGGCGAATATTCGCGCGTGGGCGGACATGCACCCCGATTGGGATATGAAGCTGTGGACTGAACGCGAGATCGACGACATCGGCCTACAGAATCAGGCGCTGTACGACCAGGCCGTGAAGATCGTGCCAAGTGACGCCGTCGAGCAGTTCCGCGCTGACATCGCCCGGTATGAAATCCTCGCGTACTTCGGCGGGATGTACACCGACGTTGACACGCGACCGCTCCGGAACATCGAATCGGCGCTTGCTGGGCACTTCGAATTCGCTGCCCGTGAGGACCGGACATGGGTGGGGA